ACCTCCGTTTACCCTGCAGCGCCCGCTTCAGTAACGGTGACTTCAGCTACCGTGGCAAACTGACCATTACCGGAAATCACGGGGATACTCACTTTTCCAGCCTTAACCCCCGTCACAGTGATCGCCATATCTTTCACAGCAATGGTTCCCGTTGACGGATCGGCGGAAACCGCTCTGAACGTCTTGTCGGTTGCACTTTCCGGCTCAAAAGAAACCGTCAGGGTTGTTGTTTTCCCTTTTGCCACCGTACCAGATGTCGGCGTCACCTTAATCGCAGTGACCGGCGTAATTTCGCTGCGTTCTTCCGCCACAGAAGGTTTACCCACGTTGGTCACTTTCACCGTGCGGGTGATCACTTCCTTCGCCGTTACGGCCTTACCGATACTGCTGACCCAGCCACGGAACACATCCACCGTGCCGTTCGGGAAACGGATTTTATAGGCCCGCACATCCCCGCTTTCAAACCAGCCTATAAGCCCTTTCTGACCTTCTTCTCCCGGTTTCCAGGCCAGCGTAAAACTGGTATCTCCTGCAGACTTCTGCCCCTGCCCGGTCGCGCTCCAGTCCGCGTCTTCATCATCCAGGTAGTTATCATCGTAGGGTTCTGCCGTCATCTCGCCCGGCGTCAGATCCTTCACCTTAGCCAGTCGCTGCCAGTCATCGTCTGACAACGGGTTTGCATAGGCGTCACCCTGACCGTTATAAACCCACAGGGTGGTACCGGCACCTTTTACCGGCTCAAGGGGATTTGGTGTTGACATATCGTCCTCACATCTCGTATGTAATGGAATAAGTCAGATCCGCAGAACTCCATAACGCCATATCGTCATCACGACGATACTCATAGCCCTGCGTAACCATCGTGGTAATCAGGTCTGCCAGTGCCGGGATCGCAGTCATCGCCGGATAAATCCGGCTTTCCATCCACGAATCCAGCTCCGAATCCGGTACCTGTGCTGGTAAAAACACCTCAATATGCAGTGTGGCCCGCCAGGTATCTGCATCCAGCTCTTCACCGGTATACTCTGCATCCGTCAGATAAACCGCGACCGCGGGAAAATCCTCTTCGTCAAAAACAACGGGGCGACCATCAAACAGCGTCGCCCCGTGTTCATGCAGCTCCAGTGCATCCAGCACTGCAGCACGGATATCAGTATGTTTCATCGTTTTATCGCAATCCTCAGTTGTTGTTTCAGCGCGTATGCCAGTTCTCCGGGCAGACGTTCACGCCGGATACGGTCAACATTCTCATCAAACGCCTGTTTCAGTGGGGCCGCCATCGGGATTTTCACCACATCAATGGGGTAACGGTTTTTCCCGACCACACGCTGCATGACATGCCAGCGACCATTTTTTAATCGCTGAATAAATGCCCGCTGATAACGATGCTGACCGGCTTTGAGTATGCTGTCCGGACGACGCCCCGGCATCCTGATCCCCAGCTTAATCACCGGGAGATCACCGCGGTTAACGATAATTCTGGCATTCGGATTTCTGACCGTGGCCCGTTTCAGTCTGGACCGTTCCTTTACCAGTTTCCGGCTCACCCTGGTCTCCCGGGCAACCTGTGACGAAGACTGATTAATCGCCGTTGTGGCCACGCGGTTAATGGCCATTGCTGAAGCCGCCGGAATGGCGTTTTTACGAACCCGGCTCAGATTTTCAATCGCCTGATCAAGCCCTTTTATCGCCATAATTCACCCTGCGTTTATCGTCGCCGGTTAACTGCCGGTGGTTGCCCACGGTTGAGCCAGAGATAACAACTGCCCCCGTCATCCGGAGAAACACGATCCACCCAGAATGTCTCACCATTAATGGTCAGCGTGTCACCACGCCGCACAGCACGAACCGTATCCGTCCGTACAAATAATGACGGGCAGCTTCCTTCAATACGGACCCCGCTACCGGCAAACCCCAGCGACTCCGGATCGTCAAAAACCCCCTGAACTTCGCTGCCACACTGTGCCCCCGAGGTGAACTGCGCACTGATGCCCATCACTTCAACAATCGTACTGTCCACCCCGGCAAGGGCGGCATCAAAGGCATTCTGAAAATCACGCATAAACAGCCATTCCACCATCAACGTGTGTTTTTGCATCTGAGGACATAATCAGAATCACCCGACCAACATCCGCAAGCTCAACGGATTCCCCCGTTTCACCATCAACGCCACAGAGATGGAGGCAGGTCAGAACTCTGATGCGCGTTAACGCGCCGGATGTTTCCTCACGAACATCATGAGCCGCGTTTTCCCTCTCCCGGATATCCATATTCATAACCTGTACATCATCGCCGGATGACTGCATTTCCTCTTCCCATTCTGCCACCCGCTGCGCTATCTCTGCGGCACTCCCGGATATATCCGGCTCACGCCCCAGAATCAGGGCCAGTTCATCAAGCCGTTTCAGATTTTGCTCTTTCGTTGCCATATCATCCCCCTGTGAAAAAAGACACGGGGGCATTTCGCCCCCGCTCACGGATTATTTCACCTGTACCACCACAAACTCATCCGGGTCCGGCAACACCATCAGCGGCGCGGACTGCGTCATGGTAAATTCACGGGCGGGATCCCCTACCGTCAGCCAGTGTTTCGGATAACGGGAAGAGGCCACCACACCTTCGGACAACGCCTGCGCATCCTGAATGGCACCATAGCAACGAATGCCCTCTGCTGCCGTATTCCCCAGGACCAGCGAGCCCTCAGGCAGATAACGTTTTTCGGTACCGTCCTCTGCCACATAAGACGTTTTTGCCACCACAATGGCCAGATCGCCGTAATACCCTTTGAAGGACACCACCGCGCCCAGGTCTTTCACCGCTGTTTCGAGTTGCGAATTAGAGCCGCGACGGGTATCCAGTTTTTCGCGGAACAATTTAAAGCCATTCAGCAGACGCCAGACGGTACCGTCCATAATGGCAATATTCACAAGACCGCTGGCCTGGTCGCAGTAGAGGTCAAGATCATGTGTAGGATCGAACGTGTCACGATCCTGTTTTGACCACTCCTTACCACTACCCTGAGTGATGTTATTCTTCGTCGACCTGCCAAAATCGACCTCAATTTTCTCGAACTGGTCTCCTTCCATCGTGTATTTGCCATACAGCACGGCATTCACCGCCTGCATTTCTTCCACCTGGACAATGGCGTGCTCTTCCTGTTTGAGGTTATCAGTGATGATACGCAGACGACGGTAGGCCGGGTCGTTCAGCTGAGCCGGATCTTCACCGGGAAGACGCTCAACCGCCTGCTGGTAATTAAATTCGTGTTTCGGCTTGACGTAGCCCGGACGTAACACGCGGGTTTCACCACCACGATGACGCAGCACTTTTCCTTCAACAACCGGGGAGACATAGGCCGCCACCGGCGTTTTTCCGGTAATTTTGTCCAGCATCACCTCTTCGGTATGGAAATTCACCGTACGGCGGAAAAACAGCTCCAGAAACAGCGCACGAAATTTCACTTTTTGTTCGGTATAACCGAGTAACTGGCGGGTCGTAAACAATCCCATAAATCAGTTCCTTTCATTCAGAAATCAGTCAGGCCACCGCGGTGGCCTGATAACGTGTTACGGCAGCGCCGCGTGACTCAGGGCACTGCCGGCAAAGGCATTTGCCTTTTTGTGTTCATCCACACTTTCAGGCCAGCGGATTGCCTCCGTCGCAAAGGTCCCCGACTTGTAATAGGTCAGCGCCGTCTCTGTGCCTTCAAGCGGCAGTACCAGTATGCCAACTGCACTACCGGCTTTCTGTCCGTCCCAGACCACCAGTTTCCCGGTGGCCTCATCCAGCATCAGTGGCGTCAGTGCCGGTGTTGCCGAGGAAATCCCGCTGCTGCCTGTGGCGGTATGAGCCGGATCATTACCGGCAAAAATACGTACTTCCGCACGCTGTTCAGTGATAGTTTTCGTCACCATATTGTAAAAACCTCCTGTTGATGGTCAGCACTGGCTTCATGGCATGGCCATGAGCATTTTCACGTCCGCATCACCGTCTGCTGACGTCTGTGGCACGCCACCCTGTACCGCTGCCGGTGAATGGTTCGCCATGATGCGTTCAAACAGGGCGGTTGTGGATGCAGAGACCGGTTCTGCCTTACCTGATCCCGCAGCCAGCACAGCCCGGGCGCTCTCCACAGTCATTCCCGGGCAGGCAGCCAGCTGTTCAGCCTGCGCCTCAGCCCCTTTTGCCTCATCCAGTGCCATGATCTGATCACGGAGTGAGGGTCCGGCATCCGCCTGCGGTGAAGCAGCCAGGATCGGGCGGGCTTTTTCCACCGTCATCTCCGGCATCGCCGCCAGCGTTGCCGCCAGTTGTTCACGACCGTTCGCTTCTTCACACGCCATAATGCGATCGGCTTCACTCTGCGTGGATGCCACCGGCTGCTGCGGTGCCGCCGCGGCCAGAATCGCCCGGGCCTGTTCAACGCTCATGCCCTGTTGTCCTGCCAGCATCGTGGCAAGCTGTTCACGTCCTTTCGCTTCCTGGCATGTCAGGATCCCCATCACTCGCTGGTTCTCCTGCGCGGCGGCTTCCGTTGCAGTTAATTGCGGCATAGTGCCTCCTCTGACATTACTGTTCAGCGCCGTGGCCATCACACTGATGGCATCCGACGCATTGACTAATTCATCCGCCAGCCCGGCATCAATGCCGGACTGACCTTCAAAAACGGCGGCCTCTGTTCCCGTGACGGCATCAACAGACAGACCGGTAAACATGGCCACTTTTTCGGCAAACATCCGGCGCGCCGCATCAATGCGCTGCTGCATGTCCTGGCGAACCTCTGCCGGTAAGGCTTCAAACTGATTGCCATCCACCTTGTGCGCCCCTGAGTAAATCAGCGTGATATCCACACCGGCCTGCGCCAGATGACCGGCATAGCTGACATGGCTCATCATCACGCCAATGGAGCCGATACGGGATGTCTGGGTAACCAGCCGTCGGGAGCAGGCCGACGCCAGCAGCATGGCTGCAGAACAGGCCGTGTCATTGCACAGTGCCCAGACCGGCTTCTGCTGACGGAGGCGGTAAATCATGTCAGCGCAGTCAAACGCGCCGGCGGCCTGCCCGCCCGGACTGTCAATGTCCAGCAGTATGCCCCGCACCTGGCTATCTGCCATTGCCTGCTGAAGACAGGCGACAATGCCGTCATAGCCAGTCATTCCGGAAAATGGCCGCATCCCCCCCAGCCGGTGCACCAGCGTGCCGGTCACCGGCAGTACCGCAATACCGTTCACCACCCGGTAAACACGGGCCGGTCGTTTACCTCCGGCCATGTACTCGTCCGTTTCAGCCAGCATTCCGGGAGCATCAAACTGTACCTGCTGTTGTGGTACCGAAAGACTTGATGCCCCCATCTCGCGCCCGAGCGCGCAAAAGAAAACCCGCGCATAGGCGGGCTCCAGAAGCAGCGGTTCATTGAATGCTGCGGCAATAATGTGTGAAAGATTACGTCTCACGGGGTGTTGTCTCCTCTTCCGGCCTGCGACTCTCCGCTATCTGCTGCTCATACGCCTGCGCTATCCACACCGGACGTGAGAGTCCGGCTTTTTGTCGCTCAGCAGATTCCCTGACCTGCTGGCGGAAAATGTCCTGATAATCCTCGCCCATCAGCGCCAGCTCTTTCTCATACGTGCTCAGTCCGGCCTCAATGCGCATCACCGATTCCTGAACCTCCTTGAGCCCGTCAATGGCCATTCTTCCGGCACCAATCCACTCAGCCCGTGACCAGGCTGATCGCGCCTGATAAAAATCAAAACGCGCCCATGGCGGACGAATAATCCCCCGAAGAAGTGCCTCTTCCAGCCAGCAGGAAAACATCTGCGTGGCCAGCCGGGACGCAATAAATTTTCGCCGCCCCATAAAATAGCGCCACGACTCATTGGCAGAGGCCCGGGCACTTGAATAACTGACCTTCGAGTAATCCCGGGACAACTGTTCGTAGGAAACGCCAAGACCGGCGGCGATATACCGCAGCAGCGCCTGTTCAAGCGCCGAAAATCCATTGTCTGAATCCTGCGCGGTCTGAAGTTTCAGATCATCACCGGGGAAAAGGTGCGGAATTTTGACACCACCCAGCGTCACGCTATTCGTGTCATACCAGGTGGAGAACTTATCCAGAATATTAATAAGCGGATTATCCTTCTGCCCCTGCGGCGCACCGGCGATATATTCAAAGGCCTTTTCGGTATCAAGGTCACTTTCAATCGTCGCTGCATACATCGCCTTCACTATGGCCGACTGAAGCTGTGTTGCCTGCAGGGAATCGAGCATCTTCAGCCGTTCCATTACGCTGTAAAACTGATTGGCCCCACGGGTCTGCCCGTCCTCCACCGGCTCGAAAATATGCAGCATGGCCGGACGCCCGGTGGGAAGTTCACGCGGGATCCGTTCCCATCGTCCACTCCCGGAGAACGGAAAATCATCCTCACAGATATGGTACGCAACGGCACGACCATATCGATCGACCTCCACACCGGCCCGCAGAAAACGGTTCCCCATACCGTGTCCTGGCGTGTCCACCCGTTTCGGACTCACGGCTTTAAAACGCGTACGAAACAGTTGCGTGCTCTCCGTATCCCAGACCGGCTGCACAAAGATTTCGCCGTTAAACGCATGAACGCCCACACCTTCACGGATAAATTCCGTAAACGTGCGTTTCCCTTCCACGTCGATCTCGCCAGACATCCCTTCGGCGTATTCCGACCAGGCCGCCTCCACCTCATCGACAAAACTTTTTGCTGCAGTCTCCCGCATCCCCAGCCAGCGCCAGTTCGGACGGTAGCTGATCAGAAACATATGCCCGACAATATGATCCTTATGCAGGGCCACCGCATTGGCCGCTATCCCGTTATTGCGCACCAGATCATCTGCACGGGCATTCCCCAGACGCAACGCAGGCAACAGGGCCGCATCGGCACTCTGCGCCGGTGGCAACCACTCCGCCATTTGCCCGCCAAATCCTGCACCGCCACCGTTGTAGCTGAGGCTCTCCCGAAGCGGAACACCGTTCACATCAATCAGGACAGGCGTTCGTTTCATAACCTCACTCCCAGCGGACGACGGCGACGCCGGGTTGTCCCCAGTACCGACTCCGCATCATTGATCGCCCGGTTAAGCTCATCCAGAGAAGCCGCCGTATATTCAATTCTGCGACCATCTTTCTGGACAGACACCACCCGTTTACCGGTTAATAAATCAAGGCGCGCCTGACGCAGCGCCTGCAGTTCAGCGACTGTAACCATTCACTCCTCCGGACAGCTTCGCTGCCAGTTCTTTCAGGGTTGGCCGGGTCGTCTCTTCTTCCCGGGATTTTGCCAGTACAGCCAGATCAAGCTGCCAGCGTTGCACGGACACACGTAATGCCGCGTAGGCATACACCAGGCAGTCCAGCGCTTCGTTACGCCGCTTTTTGTTATCCCACAGCAGACGCATCTTTCCTTTTTCCCACTTCTCCACAAGCTCTTCCGCGACCAGTTGCTGCGCCTCTGTCTGCGAAAAAATCTCCGGATCATCAGGAAAACGGATGGCATACGACGTGGCTTCATCCGCAGGAGTGGGATCGGCTTTCATACGGGCATAGAGAATTTCTTTTGCGGTGTCCGTCCCCACTTCACACAGATACACGCCCCGCTGATTGCGGGTTTTCGGCATGGTGATCACCGGCTTGCCATAGACAGATGCGCCTTTTACCGGCAGCACCCGGAAAACACCGTGTTTTTTTGACCTCTGATAGACAATTTCACCATCGATCCCCCCGGTGTCCCAGCAGACACGGGAAATGGTCATTTCGGTTCCGTCTGCATGGCAGTATTTTTTGTTGATCGCCGCATCCACACGTAACAGCGTCTCTTCCTCATCGGGACGGCCCATAATGATGATTTTATCCACCAGAAAAGCTTCCTCTCCCGGTGCCCATCCCCAGACATACATCTCAAAACGGTTTCGCTGCGAGTCAATGCCCGCCGTCAGATAAACCACCCGGGCAGGTACCGCCGCCGTGTAATGCACGACCTTATCCATCAGTACCTGGTGATCGAGTTTTTCGCCCACGGCTTCTTCCCAGGTCTCGCCCAGCGTGGTGTTCACAAAGGTTTTCAGGCCGTTGGGATCTTTCAGTGCATCCAGCCAGTCATAGACTATCTGTACCCAGGTGGTAAACGGACTGTACGCCGTCCAGATATGGAACGTGATGGAGCGCGGCGGCGGAATTTCATCACCCCGGGCGCTGAAAAACGTCAGACCGTCACGGGTCCACATGCCCGTGTTTTCACAGATCCACCGCCCGTTGCTCTGGTCCAGTTCAGACTGATGGATCACGCAGCCATGATGTTCACAGAGGTAGAAAACACTTTCGGGGCTGTCCTTCTCCCATTTAAGCCCAAAAGGCGTGGACTCATCGCCAAATTTCAGATACTGCGCCTCCCCACAGTGCGGGCAGGGCACATAAAAACGCATAAAATGCGCCGACTCGTTAGCGGCTTTTTCGATCTGGCAGGTGCCTTTGATTTTAGGCGTCGAGCCGCGAATGGATTTTGGCCACACCGACCCCTCAATACGCTTATCCCCCAGCAGGGTTGGCGAGCCCTCTTTTTCGACATCCGGCTCGAACGAGGAAAGTTCGTCATAGCAGACCACGTCCACGGATTTTTCACGGTAGTTTTTGGCGGCAGCGCCGCCCAGGCACCAGAAACCGACGCCCGATGAAAAGCGTTTCAGCGTGAGGGTATTATCACGATGTTTACGCCCAAACCACGGTGCAAGATCGAGTAAAACCGGCACATCCCTGATCGTGGGTTCCACATGAGATTTCATAAAATCTTCAGCAGCAGAATCCGTGGGCTGGAAAAGAAGGCTGTTGCGTGATTTATGCTCAATAAAATAAGCCTCCACTCCCAGCAACATCTTTGTATAACCAACACGGGCAGATTTAATCAGATTAACAGTGCGGATCCGGTCATTCCCCATGCTGTTCATGATGGCAACCTGAAACGGCAGTGTTTCCCACCGCCCCGGGGTGTAAGATGACTCTTTCGGAAGGTAATAATGTCGATCTGCCCACTGAACTGTCGTCAGAGGGACAGGAATTTTTAGCGCAAGGAGGCCGGTTGCTATCGCTCCTGCAGAATTAGCCGCCCTCAGTTCGTCTGAAATCATCAATCCACCTGCGCACATTCTCACCGGCTTCAGAAGCCACATCGGATGCTTTCGCGATTTCAGTTTTCACAGCATCAAGATGTGCGGGTGATATATCAGGGTATTTACGCTGCAGTGTCTGAGGGACACGGACAAGGCTCCCTGATATATTCTGTGCCACTCGCTGAAAGATGTAGGTAAATAACTCCGTCTCGAGGACAAGGCCTTCCTCACGAGCATTTTTCAGCTCCTGTGCATCGGCCTGTGCCTTCGTCAGTCGGTAACGTTCGTAATCAATGGTGCCGGGCTGAAGGTCTGATTCGCTGGCAGCCCTCAAATCCTCGATCTCTTTACGGAGTTTTTCGTTTTCAATATCAGCTTCCCTCTGCGCATACCACTGAATGGCAGCAGTTGTATCAAAAACTGATTCAGTCCCTTTCCCTCCACCAGAAACTAGTGGTAACCCCTGACTCTGCCAGGCGGTGATGGTCCTGACATCAACGCCAAAAATATCGGCCAGTTTTTTCTTATTGACGTTCATACACTCCCCCGGGAACCAGAAAGGATCTGAAAATGGCGTTTTCTAACAAAAACAGCCTTTGTCAGATCCTTTTATATTTTTAAAATTCTATTGATAATCAAACAGTTAAAAAAAGAAGAACGGATCTGATTTTTCCCTAAAAATTTTCATAAATAGCGAAAACCCGCGAGGTCGCCGCCCCGTAGCCTGCCGGATCGCCGGAAAGGACCCAATAAAATGATAATAATTATCATTTATATAAATACCATCACACATCCCACGTACACCATAAAACCACGACAAATAATCAATTTTGTCCAAGTCATGCATTAATTGATCTGTGTCAACTTAACGTAAAGACATCTTAAGACAATACAAATCAGCAGCACTGAACACGGAAAAACACAATGTCATCAAAAAATAAAGCTTCCCAAACCAGATGATTAATCAAATCCATATTGCCCTTGAACGTAAGGGATCGGGTAATTTTTCGGCATGGGTTATTGAAGCCTGCAGGAGAAGGCTGGCAACAGATGCAAAGCACCTGCGCCCGGCCAGCATGAAAAATAACGAGAAATGAACGTTCGGTTACAGGAACCGGTAGCTACTGTCTTCTAACAATATTTCATCTTCATATCCGGCGAAACAAGACTTTACCCTGCAGGGATGTACTGAATAGCAACAGAGTGATAATTAACTTCTGATAAAATAATCAGGGTGCTGAAGGACTAAAGATAAATGTTTTCTTCACGCCTTTACGCGGCTTGTCCTTCTCAAATCGCCATTTTGCCATCGCCTTTACAACCTGCTCATCAAACAGATGGTGCGGCTCTGAACGGATAAACTCAATTCGGGTGACAGTACCATCAGCACCAATATCAAACTTCACATCAACCCGTCCCTTTATATAATTTGCCGCGGCATAGGCCGGATATTGTGGTAATGCCTTAACCAACTGTCGAGGCATATCTGTTTTATGTTGCGTACAGCCCATAACCAAAGAAGACAACAAAATAATTAACGGAAGATTTCTTTTCATTTTTATTCCCGGCATAGATAAGAATAAGTCTTATTCTAACAATGCAGCCCTGTCGGTCATCAATCCTCTGCTTAATGGCAATGACAATTATCCGACTTAAATCACAAATCAGACACATGACATAACAGAGCTTGCGAGGTAACACATCGTCCGGTTTCTTCCACCATCGCACCGGACCAGCGACCATGAGGGGACAACGCCGCGCTCCGTTAACACGGTAAACCCCGGTGTGTATCGTTTTTGATTATCCCCGCACACTCGCGCAGAGGAGTCTCCCTCTCGGGCTGTGGTCTCTGTTGATGCGGGAATACGGCGACGATACAGTGCATAGTTATGTCAGGCTAAAATGCCTTTATCAAATCTGGGTAACGCAATCTGCCATTGTTGGCTCCGGTTGTGGTGATGATGTCAAGCAAGCCCATCTTGACTATCTCAACTAGTCGATTCATGACATATGTCACATTTATACCAACCAGATCATTGCGTTGAGTTTACAACTCAATAATTCTTGGTTGGACGTCAAGTTTTGACGGTATTCGGGTGGCAGTTGATAGCAATCTTGGAACCGTCCACCTAATAGCTGCTTGTGTGGCGTTTAAATTGTGGAGTGCTCGCAACAGAACTTTTCTTTCTTGTTTGCGAGCGATGTTTAGCAACTTTTAAGAGAGTTAAGTCATGGAGTTTTTGAAAGAGCATCATTTGCCTTCAATAATTTTTGGAATTTTTTCCGCCATTTTTTGGATTATTTCATGTTTTGCATCTTCCAAAGAACACCCACCAAAAACGGAACAAGGCAGTTTCTCATCACTGGGTTGTTTTAAAGCCATTGAAATACAAAGTAAATGGAATAAACGGGCTGCTTTTTGCGCAGCGTTAGCTGTTCTTGCTCAAGTATTTAGCTTTTAGTTTCAAAAGTGTAAATCAGAACCACTCGTATAGCGGGTGGTTCTCTGTTTTATTCGTGTTGCGACTAAAACTAACTAAAATCACGCATATGAAAGATAATGGGAAAATTATCGCTATCATCGAAGGCATTGCGTCCTAATGTACTCCTGCAAGTAGTTAACCTGCGCGGTTATCCTGTCGATTCCACTTCGGAGACGGTAATAATTGAGTTCAGCATCTGCTGTAAGTCTTGGGGTTTCTCCATTGCCCATGCCGCTGGCTCCGGTCGTTGACTTTGCACAGGTGGCGGCGACTTGCAGGCGCTTACGCCCAGCAGAAACATCAGCACGGAGACTTTCGATAGTCGCATTAGCATCAGCAAGCTCCTTTGTGTATCTGGCGTCAAGTTCTGCTACATCACGTTGCCGCTTCTGCATATCAGCGATGATGGATGTGGCTTTATCGCGCTGCTCTTTGTAGGCGATGGCGTTATCACGGTAATGATTAACAGCCCATGAAAGGCAGACGATGAGGCAGATGACCAGAACGTAGATAATCGCGGTTACTCTGCTCATTGTTGCCCCCACAAACAGACTTCACGCTCAATCTCACGGCGAGTCATCAGCCCTTTCCATTGCTTACCGCCAGCGTATGTCCAGCGCCGTAGCTGATCACATGCGCCTTTGATATCGCCCTGGTTTATTTTGCGAAGAAGCGTCGATGTTCTGAAATTGCCAGCGCCCACGTTGTAAACGAACGAGTAAAGAGCGCCGCGCGTTGTTTCCGGTATATCGACGTTGATGTACGGGTTTATTTGTCTGGCGACCGTGGCAAGGTCTTTATTCAGGAGGGCTTTGCATTCTGCTTCGGTATACGTTTTACCGGGCATGATGTCTTTTCCGGTGTGTCCGTGACATACAGTCCATACGCCAACGATATCTTCGTATGGTATGTAGCTGACACCTTCCAGGCCATCGTCACCACTCGGACCAGTGATGAGCACAGACGCTATGGCAACAGCCCCACCACCAATAGCAGCAGCAACAGCCTTGCGTAATGACGGCGACATTATTCACCTCTCGCAGCCTTACGCTTATCTTCTTTAATCTTGAAATAAAGGTTTGTCAGATACGTCAGCAGGCCAAACAGCAGACTCCCCAGCACACCTATTGCCACCCACTGGGACGGAGAGACTTTGTCCAGCAGCTGCAGTAACCAGTATCCCGTCCCCACCGCTGACGTGGTGTATGACACACCTGTTGTGATTTTTTCCATCTGATGTATGTCTCCGTCACCGCCGACAGAAAATGAAAGTAAAGAAAAACAAAAAAGCCGCCAGTGTCACCCACTGACGGCCAACGCCGGGAGCCGTGATTATGGCATTCAGGCTCTGCTAAAAATGCCAGATAACATTCCGGCCAACCCCTGATTCAGGTTATAAATGACACAATATCTTGACAACATCCGTCACTGTCTGTCAGAAAATGTACTGCCAAGTATAAGTATCATGTGAAGTACATCTACCCGTTTTAGCCAGCGTCCTTCAGAGTGGGCGCTGGCTTTTTTTATTATGCTGCCGGTGCATTTATCTCCAGCACCAGACTTTCTATCTCAACGCCATACGCTGCATTTTTGGTAATATCCGTCAGCGTCAGCGCATTCAGCCCCAGTGTCAGACTGTCTTTTATGACCTGGAATGCCGGGCCAGCCACTCCATTCAGTTTCGGAGTAACCGTGGCACTGCCGGCGGTGAACACCAGTTCCAGCGTCTGCCAGTCATTACTGTAATTCCCGAACTCGCCCAACTTTGTGTTTCCTGCTTTCTTGTGATGCATCAGATTCAGTTTGCCGTCTGTGGTCTGGGTGAAGAACGACATCAGGAACGGGTTACCAGTCCCGGTCATCGCCACGACGTCAGGTAACGCTACATCGGTATACAGATAAATTCCCAGGCCGAACTGGTTGTTGGTCAGTGCGCCTGACAGTCGAAACTTACAGCTCAGTCTGCCACCCCGTGTCAGCAGGGAGACTGCGTCATCCACCGGATGCATCAGGGACCAGGTTTTATTGCTCTGCTTGGCGATCTTAAATACACCACCCGACAACTGAATTCCGCCGTCCTTAATGGTCCAGCCCTGCGCAGCAGCCTCTCCGGCTGTCGGCAACAGGGAGATTGTGCGTACGGATGCATCTTCAGACGGCCCCGATGGCGTGTTGCCGCCGGGCGAGGGTTTGATTTCCGGTGCCTTACCACTGATGAAAGCTGAGGTGCGCCCGGCTGCGTTCAGAATAGCGGTTGCCATACGATCCGGAATAATGCTCCTGCGCGCCCATGAACTGAAATGTGTCGGGCGGTTTGATGATACCTGGTTTCCATTCGTTCTCGATGCCGCACCGTAATATCCTGATGCCGGAATATCCGGATCTTCTGCCGGTGCGTTAGTGGCGGTATTGACGCCGTTACCGTCTGTCATGAAGGGCACAAAATAAACGCCCTCACTCTCCCTGTTTTTATACCCGCCGTACACGGTGTCGTACTGGGTAGCGTATGTATTTTTCCAGTAATACGTCGTGTCACCACAAATCCACGGCACATTTACAGCACTGCCACCATGACACTGCGCGTTAAACACAGTGAGGTCAGCACGAAACTGCTTCAGCATGGCTGTAAACAGCGCAGGTTGCTGTGCGTAGGTGGCGGCGCTCATGTCAAACTCTCCCTGCATCCAGCACACCGCCAGCAACACATTTTTCGGGTTCTTCTGTAATGCAGCTTTAGTGCGCGCAATCAGGTCCTGATATAACGGTTTACCCACCCCCCAGCGCGCCGAATCCTGGCTGGCCCCCGCGTCCGCACTGAATGTCCCCTCCGCGCCCTGGGTGAATGCCGAACCACCACGACAGCATGGTACCAGCAGGATCCCCGCGTTATTCGGGATATACGGGAGCAGTTTTTTGGCAATATGTAAGCCCTGGCCGACACAGCCGTACTGCCCTTTGCTCAGGTCTGCCTTCGGATGATTCAGCGTACTCATATCCTGCACATCATGCAGACAGTGGTCAGCCGGGATGATGTCGTTATACGTACAACTCTCTCCACCCGGAGTTACCGTGCTGCGGCGCGCCAGCTGTTTAATGCGCGGATCCGGAGCATCGTAAGAATCCGGTAACGGAAGCCCTTCACCGTAGGCCATGCCGTTGGACTGTCCGGCAAGCACAACCACGTAGAACCAGTCCGGCTCAGTTGCACCACTGACGACCACATCACCTTCTGCTGCAATCGCCTGCATCAGGGTATAAGGGGTTATGGCCACCGGACTACCAAACGGCTGCCAGCCCTCTTTCAGTTTATGTGTCAGCTTTTCCGCAAG